ATACCACTTTTTCTCCTTGCCATATCAGTATAAAGTTTCAGTAACATCTCGTCAACAGAAATCTTTCGTTTTTCATAGTCGGAAACGATAACCGCCGCTAATTTCACTATCTGTACGCCTCCCTATTTTATATGTACCATGCCTGCCGAAGCATTACTGCCGCCAGTTCCAGAAGTACCACCACGACGCCGACCACCTGTGGTATCATAAAAATCACGAATCCACCGACCAGCATTTGAAGTGCTTCCATCCCCTGCGACTGCTGCAGGAGGTACGAAAGCACCGCCGTCGCCAATAGCACACTGCCCAGCAGATAGAAAATCCATGCAGAACAGTGATGCAGAAATACCACAAACCACTTTGCCAGCCACACCGCAAGGATCAGCGGCAGGGTCATCATCACCATCATCAGTTTTAGCAGCCATCGAATCGCTTTCATAATGTCCTCTTTCTGGCTGGTCTGTTGCCCATATTATAACACACTCTTTGATGTTACAACATGGGCAACTCAGCCTTTTTTGAAAATCAGCTCTTGTGCAATGCTCTCGCAGCGTCCTGGATGCTCTGCTCATATTTGAACCGTACCACAATGCGCCCACCACCATATACAAAGACATTCTCAATGAACGCTGACACCATACCTGCCGTAAGTCTTGTACCATTCAGAAAATTTTCTGCCTGCTCTGCCGCTGCGCGCACGGTTCCCAGCACAAGGCTCTGAGTAGATTCTTCCGCCTTGGATTGTTCAATTTGCTCCTGCACCTCTGAAATCCTCCTATCGCACTCCTGCTTTTTCTGCTTGTAGGTATCCAGTAGGAGTGTTCCTGCCGCATATTCTTCATACATCCGCATCTTCTCACCTTTCAGGTTTTTAAGTTCCTGCTCCATCAAAGTTTTGCGGCGGCTTGCCTTTTTGTGGGCATCTTTCAAATCCTGTTCTTCCTTTTGAATATCACCATAAAGGGAATCCAGCAGAGAAAGTTCCTTTTTCAGTGCCTGAAAAACCGCATTTTCAATATCACTGACCTGAAATATCTCAGATGTGCATTGGGTCTGCCCAACCAGTTCCAAGCCCTCTCTGCACCAGAATGTTGGAACAACCTGTTTGAAATTGTGCGCCATCACTCGCCTGCAATTTCCGCAGCGAACTTTGCCTTTCAATGGAAAGTCCACACTGCCCATCAGCACTTTATGGCTGTTGCTCTTTATGACAAGCTGCGCTTTTTCAAATTCTTCACGACTTACGATTGCTTCATGGGTTCCCTCCGTAATAAACTGCTGTCCTTTGGGAACCGTTCTGACAATACTTTTGCCGGAAATCAGTGTTTTGGTTTTGCCCAAAACCATTGCCCCGGTGTACACATACGCCGTGAGGATTTTCCAAACGCGAGAACTATCCCAAAGAATCACTGGGGCGATGGTATAGGTTGTTTCCTTTCCATACGCCTTATTTTCTTTGTTATATACGCTCGGCACAGGAACATTTTCGTCATTGAGCATCATCGCTATATCTCTTGTTCCCAGCCCTAGAATCGCAAGGTCGAAAATGCGCCGCACGATTTTTGCGGCTGGCGGGTCAATAATAAATGCACCCTTTTTGTCCGGGTCGAACTGATAGCCGAACGGCGCAGCGGATGCCGTTGTGATGCCTTTACGCCACTTGACCTGATTGGCAGTCCGCAGCTTCTTTCCTGCATCCCGGCAGTACATGGTATTTACCAGATTACTGACGACCACATCCATCCCCAGCGTCGTACCTTTATAATTATTGCTGTCATAGTTATCGTTGATGGCAATGAGCCGGACCCCCAGCAGGGGGAAAATTTGCTCCATGTACTCACCCACGCCGATATAATCACGGCCAAAGCGAGAAAGATCTTTCACGATGATGGTATCAATCTTGCCGCTGCGCACACCATCCATCATCTGCTGGAATCCAGGTCTGTCAAAATTGCTACCCGTGTAGCCGTCATCCACAAAATCCATCACAGGCACATTTTGCAGGCTTTCTTTGCAGGAGATATACCGCAGGATCAGTTCTTTCTGGTTCTCAATGCTGTTGCTCTTATCCTTGCCATCTTTGCCCAGATCGCCATCAGCCCTTGAGATGCGCTGATACGCTGCAATCATTTTTCTGCACTCTCCTTTTCTACCTCTGCAAACACATCCCGAAATCCGAAAATGATCCGAATCCGCTTGTCCGCGCTCACTTCGATTCTCTGCGCAAGGGATTTTACCAACTGAATATCAAATTCAAAGTTGTCCAGATGTTCTTCCAAATGAGAAGCCATATTCAGATATTCTTCGATTTGCTGTTCTACCTGCACTTTTTTGTTCTCTGCTTCCTGCAGTGCAGTTCGCAGGCTATCGTATTGTCTGGAATAATCCTCCCGAATCAATTGGTAATCTTCGGAATCCACCACACCAGCCACATAGTCCGCATAAAGCTGTTCCCGCTTCTTGGCCATCTGGCTGACTTTATCTGTCAGGCTCATAATTTCACCCTTTGCCCGGTAGACGGGATTCTGCACATCCTCGATTTTCTGCAATTCTTCCAGCACCTTCCGTTTATCGCTCAGCTGGACAATGAACAAATGCAGCTGATCCATTATCAGTGCTTTCAGCAGTTTTTCCGGAATCTGGTGGCCGATGCACTTATCGTCAGCCTGTCTTGCCTTGCAGATGTAATAGCAGACCTTTTTACTTTCTTCTGCTCCATGCGGCAGTCGTTCAAACTCCATCGGTCTGCCGCAGTCTGCGCAAAACACCATTCCTGCAAGGTCGTTCTGGTACTCACTGCGAATCTGCTCCGACTTTGCTCTTACGGTATGGAATACCTTTCGATTCTTGCTCAAGATTTTTTGCACCTTTTCAAAATCATCCCTTGCGATAATGGCCGGATGTGTGTTCTTTGCCACATACCACTGTTCTTTGGGAAGGTCGTGCTTGTCCTGTCCTGCGAATAACTTCTGTGTACTTTTGTTGTTGATGGTATCGCCCACATAGGTTTGATTTTCCAGAATGTGCCGGATTGTGGTTACGCCCCACTTTTTATAGGTAAGAACTTCTTTCCCCTCAACCATTTTTCTATGCCACTCCCGTGGAGTCGGAACCTGCAGCAATGTCATTCGTCGAGCAATTTCAAAAATAGGCACACCCATCAGTTCCCACTGGAAAATCAACTGCACATAAAATGCAGCTTCCGGATCAATTTCATTACGCTTCGTCACGGGGTTCCGAATATAGCCATACGGGGCATCGTTTCCGACTGCATAGCCTGCTTCTTTCTTGCGCTGCAAAGAAGTCCATATCTTTTTGGATATGTCTTTCGCGTACATTGCGTTGACCATATTCCGAATCGGGAGAGCCAGACTTTCCATGTCCTCTTTGCGCGTACTGTCAAAGTTGTCGGTAACTGCAATCAGCCGGACCCCCAGAAACGGGAACACTGTTTCGATATAATACCCCGCTTCCAAATAGTTACGACCAAAGCGCGAAAGGTCTTTCACCACAATGCACTTGATTTTCTTCTGCCGCACATCGTTCATCAGGCGGGTAAATGCAGGCCGCTTAAAATTCGTTCCCGTAAAACCATTGTCGAAGTAGGTGTCCACATAACTCAGTTCACTGCTGCGATTGATATAATCCTGCACCAGCGCGATCTGCGTTTCCATACTTTCTTCTTTTTCTTCATCCTCAACAGAGAGCCGCCCATAGATTGCCGCTGGCATCTTTGCTTCTTCCAGCTCCGGCAGCAGCGCAGAAACTGCCGCCTGTTCCGGCTGCGGAAGATTCTTTCTACTCTTTCTTGCCATCGTCTGTGTCCTCCATCTCTATCCGGCCAAGCATCTGTTTCCATTCATCCGTTTTCATTGTCAGGCCGATTTCTGCCTGTCCATCGCCCAGCAATGTAACTGTGACCTGCTCGATGTACTTTTTCACAAAGTTTCGGTCAAGTTCCTCCGGGGTCTTATACTGTGCCATCTGCTGAATCCACGGATTGCGCAGGCTCAACGCCCGTTCCCATACCAGCGTATCTTCCATAATTGCCGTAAGCCGCTCATTCAGTTTCCGATGCGCTTCTTCATAGTCCATCAGTTCCGCATGGTACTGTTCTTCGGTGATTTCATTTGCCATATAACTTTCATACAGCGGCACACGGCGAAACTGTTCCATATTCAGTTCGGCCAGAACGGACTTCATCTGCACCGACTTTTCAGCTCGGACTGCTTCAATCGCTTTCCTGCCTGCTCCCTGCTGAATCGCTGCAGTCAGCTTTTCTTCTTCCAGATGTTCTAGTTCCAGAGCATCCATCACTTTTTTATAAATGGTAGCTGCCGGAACTTTCAGATTCTTTCCGTTTTCCTTGTGTGCGCGGCAGTAACGGCAATAGAAAAGTTCCTCCCCTGTTTTCTTATCCTTGTGCCAACAAAGTGCGCGCCCACAGGTACAGACAATGTGCTTTGCCAGCGGATTCGGCTTTTTGTAGCTTTTCCGAATGGAGATTTTGTTTTCGCCCTCACGCATATTGCACGGGAACGCATGAAACTGTTCTTTGGTTATGTATGGTTCATGACAGTTTTCCGCAATGATCTGGCGGCTTCCATTTGCCGCCGCACCCGTATAAGTCGGGTTTCGGAATAAACACCTCAGCATATCCGTTGTCCACTGGTCTGGTTCCTCATCATAAGGTTTTCCCAAAATTCTCTTTTTGTGCTTCATGGGGGGTTCCACGCCCTGCTCATTTAACCACTTTGCAATATCACGCATTTTTCGACCGGACGCATATCTGGAAAAAACCTCGCTCAAATAAGGAGCCACTTCTTCATCCTTTATCATGTTGCTTTCGCCATTCCTGCGGATGTAACCAAACGGAACAGAGTTTGTCAGCCGGAATCCTGCGCCCTGTTTCTTTCTCCACGCAAACATGATTTCCGCGTGCATCTCACAGCGTTTTGCTTCAAAATAGTCCTCGACTTCTTTTCGGCTGACGGCTCTGGTATCCAAACCCTCCTCCAGCACGATCAGGTCGATGCCCGTTGCATAGAGCGTTTCTTTGATTGCCTGCCGCGCCGCTGGGAAGTCCGGCCCGCAGTAGTACATGGATGCCACAATAATGCAATCAAATTTTCGCTCTACGCCATCATTGGTCATTTGGTCGAACGCGGTGCGCGCCTTTTCATCGTTCTTGCGGTCAGAATACTTTTTCTGCAAATCCAGCTCTTTATGTTCCGCCAGATATGCCGCAATGCGCTGATTCTGCTCGGCAATCGTCAGTTCACTTTGATGGTTCTTCCAAGGAAGTGTCCGGGTATAGCTTACACACCTCATACTGCACTTTCCTCCGTTTCTGCTGCCGGAACACTACTGCAATATTCCAGCACATTGCGAATTTCCTGATCGAAGCGGTACTGGATATGAATGTGTTCCTTATCATAGACGGTGATGCTCTCTACCAGTTCCACCAGAACGCGGCGGTTCAGGCTCGTCAGATTTTGGTAGGACTTGAAATCTTCAATCCACGGCAGATGTTCCACATCCAGATTGTTCAGGCAATCCCTCTGGCGGTTCATTTCTGCTTTGGCCTTACGGATAGCTTCAACCTTTTCATTAAAGGAATGGCTGAACTCTTTGTACTCCTCCTGGCTGACAATCCCACTGCTCATATCTTCATAAAGCTGGCGGCGCAAGGTCTGATATTTCTGTTCTTCCTGCTCCAGCATTTTCAGATGTTCTTCCACAGATTTCAGCCTGCGCTCATTCTTCGGAATCTCATTGATTTCATCGAGCCGATGTTCCAGTCCGCTGATCTGCTGAACTTTTCCCTGCAATGCAGCCAGCACGACTTCTTCCAACTTGCTTTCGCTGATAAGGTGCGATGAACAGCCCAGACCGTTGTGGTTTGTGACGCAGTGCAGATAAATATATTTCTTTCCGTTTTTTGATACGGTACGCCGCACCATGTTCTGCCCACAGCCGCCGCAGCGAACGATGCCCGAAAATAGATTTACAGTCTGCTGGCCTTTCGATGCGCAGGTGTCCAGCTTCAAAACTTCCTGCACAGTATCAAACAGCTTTTGCGGAATGATTGCTTCGTGCATATTGGGAACTCTGATCCAGCCGGATTCTTCCACATCCCGAATTTTCTTGATTTTGTAATTGATTTTCTGCCGTCGGCCCTGCACCATCGTTCCAGTGTAAACTTCATTTTTCAGAATCCGAAGCACCTGAATCGCCTGCCACTTTGCATGAGTGCCAGCTTTGAACCCACTATGGTAATTCAAACCGCACAGCCGTTTGTACTCGCTGGGGGCCAGCACATTCTCGCTGTTCAACTGTTCGGCAATCGCCTGTGCGCTCATACCTTCCAGTTTTCTGCGGTAAATAGAACGGACAATATCTGCTGCATACTCGTCTACCACCAGACGGTTTTTGTTCCGTTCGTCTTTGCAGTAGCCGTAGATTGCATAGCCACCGATGAACTCTCCTTTGCGCCGTTTCATGTCCAACTGGCTGCGCACCTTGATGGAAATATCCCGGCAGTAGGAATCGTTCAGAAGATTCTTGAACGGAACTACTATACTGTCCGAATCACAGCTCTCGGAATTTGCATTGTCATAGTTGTCATTGATAGCGATGAAGCGAATCCCCATCATCGGGAAAATCTGTTCCAGATACTTTCCCATCTCGATGTAGTTACGGCCAAGTCGGGATAAGTCCTTGACGATGATGCAGTTGATTTTGCCGGATTTAATATCCTCCATCATCCGCTTGAAGCCCGGACGTTCAAAGTTGGTTCCCGTGTAGCCATCATCAGCGTACTCTTCGACCAAATGCAGTCCTGGCCGTTCTGCAGCAAAATCTCGAATCAGTTCTCTCTGGTTGCCGATGCTGTTGCTCTCAGCCTTGTCGCCATCCTCGATGGACAATCTCAGATAGGCCGCTGCCCGTATGTCTTTATTCTTTTCCTTGTAAAAAAACAAAGCCATTAAACCTCCCGTCTCCACGCATATTGCATGGTAAAATCCAGAAAGTTAATGGCTTTTGATTGCACTATTCACTTAACCCGTCTGTATTTTACCAAGCTGCAACACGAAAATCAAGCTGCTGCGTATATTTTTCTGAAATTTCAAAAAA